GACAGTTCGGGCATACGTCAGGGTTAAACTCGTCAAAAGACGTACACTTGTATGGGCCTTTAATCAGTTCCATCTTCTCCCGTGTGTCTTCGGGAGTGTACCCCTCGTGCTTCTTAGATATGTTGTGAGCCGCAGATTCGGAGTCCACGCAGAACTTAGCGATAGACAGTCCCGCCCTCCACATGGGTTCGCTGCAATTCTCTTGGTCTTTCCATATAGTCTTTATCTGGTCGCAACCAGTGCCGTTCATGGTCTTAGCTATGATGTCTTTAAACTTGTTTTGCTTGTTACCCATCAACGCATCCATGACAGCATTGCTACCGGATGGGGTCATTTTCTTGGGAACTGGTATCAACCCCCCTCCCAATAGCGTAGAGAACTTGTCAAAGTCCACGTCGTCAGGATGGTCATCTCCAAAGAACTCTACAGGTGATGGTGGGTCGGTCTTGTAGTTGTGCGTAGTAGGTACACGCAGTACCCTAGCGGCATCGGCGGTGACAGCGGGGTCAGCCAGTAGTCCGTGTTCAGCACATAACTTCTTTAGACGTTCTGCTACAGGTAGCCAGTCGTCCAGCCCTATCGACTCCGATAGGAACCAGTATGCGTGAACGCCACGACCAGAGTTAACCAGTTTAGGTTTGGGTAGTGATAACGTCTTACAGAACCCCTGTAATGCTACAAGGGCTTTATCTTGATCTGGATAGTCTTTGGTAGCCCCGCAGTCGAGGTCTAAAAAGAAAGACTTTAGTTGCTTTACGTTATCAACTTTACGTGAGTTGGGTTCATTGAACGTGCTAAGAGCAAAGTAAGAGTCATAACCTTTACTGTCTAGGTCACGAGAAGTATCGGCCATATCCCCAATGGAGGAGTAGAACTTCTGTACCCTCCTGTCATCCTTTGTACGAAAAGAGAACAGGCAGTAGTGCCCATCTTCCCCTAGTACCCGTCTTAAAAAATCTTCTACTTGCATAGTAAATACCTAAATCCGAGAGGTATTGTAGCAGGGGCGCTTGCACGCCCTTTTCGGAACACATCCTAGCTACAGTGGAGTCTTGCAGGGACTAGTCGTCCCAGTCGGCCACTATATCGGCCAGCGCATCGTCAGATGCTTTAGGTGCAGGAGCCGTCTTCTTAACTACTTTTTTAGGCTCTTCTACTTTTGCGGGTTCGTCATCCCCAAACAACTCATCAGTTACTGCTTCCGCAGGCTTCTGTGCAGGGGCTTCAGCCACTTCAAACGGATTATCTTCCGATGAGAACTGGAACCCACCCTCTACAGTGCCGAATGGTGACGCGGCTTCCATAGGTACATACTTGGTAACTTGTACCGCACGTAACCTAAGAGACACACCAGCTTCCCGCATATTATAGGGAGTAAACGTAACTGCTACATTGACAGTGCTACCTGTGGTAAGCATGAAGTCGTCTGGTAGTCTAACGCTTTTTGCATCGTACTGTACAGGTTTAAACGTAGCGTCTTTACCGTACGCCCCTTTCAGTGATGCTTTGTGCGTGTAAGTGCCATCTTCTTCTTTCTTAAAGGGCATGTCAAACTTGTCAGGCCAGCCCTTTTCTTTCTTGGCTTCATACGCTTTAACCATTTCCATGAACAGAGCCTTGGCTTGGTCTTTAGTCATACGGAAGCGGGTTTCATACTTAGCGCCTTCGTCAAACGCGTCACACGGTACAGTGCGGTTCTCTGCGTTATCGAACTTATAAGTCTTATTGATACGGGGCCATAGAGCCTCAACGTCTGATATTACATACTGATTATTTGTAGCCATTTGATTAAATCCTAATAGATTAATTTGCGTTTAACTCGAAACCTTCTACCACACCGAACGGAGACACAGGTTCACTTGTTACAGGGATAGACATAGTGATGGCCTGAATAGTATCTTCATGGTCAATCATGGCCGAAACCCTCTCGATTGTGTCTTGGTCTAAGCGGTCTACCGGCTTAAAGCAAAGTTTTGGTACAGCACTACCCTCATCAAAGTAAATCTTGGTGGTGATAGTAACTACAGGTGTGTCATGTTTAGCGAGTAACCGAGCATAGTTTTGCATACCCATGTCTCCGCTATTGGTACTGCCGAATATAGACGTGGCAGGTATCTGTAACTGATACACCTCTTCGGGGTTATCCCCAAATACAACTGCTAGTCGTTGTCCAAACCGACAAGCCCTACCCCCATACTGTCCAGAACCTCTTATATTTTGAGGGCAGTCCATACAGCGCATAGCTTGCCGCTGATCTTGGGGTACATCTACTGAAGGTACCTGTGTGTCAGAAGACCAACACGTCGGTACCGCAACCCTATTGGGGTCATACGCATCGCCATAGTAAGCGCGAGATACTGGTGCGGCATTTGCTATCACCACATCCATATAGCCTAAGTCTCTAGTAACTTCTTCGCCATCAGCTATAACGTGAAACTTGCCACCACGTATGCTAATTCGGCGTAGCCCATTACTACTCATCAGGCGTCTTCATCCAAGTCTAACTCTAACTGCTCGTACATCATGTCACCTTCAGGCGCTTCCTCAACTGCCGAGGGCTTACCTAAAAGTTCCGCTTCCAACTCCGGCAACTTAAATCGGTAAGTGGAGCCTACCTTTATATAAGTATCGCTAGGAATCTTGTTAGTACGTATCCATGCACGTACAGTAGATATAGACACGGCAAAATGATTTGCCACGTTTTCGATTGGTACAAATGCCGCCATTACTTCCTCCTCACTGAGACTACATATTCTGAGTCTACGTTAAGACCTTTGGGTACAAGGTCGGGGTTCTCTTCTAAAAACTGCTTCATGTTTGTCTGGTTGAGTCGCTTATCAAGTAACTCGGGTGCCTCATGCTCCAAAACAAATTCGTGCATGTTGCTCCAATCACTAGTCCAGTACCTAGTCTTGGCAGACCTATAAAACAATCCTGCTGAAGTTTTTACACTATCGACTCCCTGCTCTTTGCAGTACTCCAACAAGGCTTTCTTTACCTTGTCCATCTGCTCGGTCAGTTTGCCGTCCTCTTCTTTAAAAGCCGCTGAGAGTTCTGTACGCTTATCTTTTATCTTGAGATAAACCTTAGTTAACTGTTCAGCGGTGGACTTGCCTTCGCTCATTTTACGCTCCTTTACTAACGGGACGTTCACTCTAGTAGCTTATTGTTAGCTAGTCAAGTATTTCTTTGTAAAGATCAATCATTTTTGTGTGAATGTCTATTCTGTTATCAAGTAGTGCGTAAACACGTTTCTCTGCGTGGGAACCTTGGAGCTGCACGACGGTACACTTGTGGTCTTGTCCTGACCTATGCACGCGAGCGTTGGCTTGAGCGTATGTTTCTAGTGAACTTGTAGGTGCCCACCATACCACTGTGTTTGCCGCAGTTAGTGTTACGCCATGCGCCGCTGATTGAGGTTGTATAACTAATACACGAGGGTCATCTGCTTCTTGGAACCGTTTAAATATTTCTGTGCGTTTACCTGCACTAACATCCCCACGTATTACTTCTGTAGCTATGCCGTCATCACGTAGCTTGTTAGTCAACAGGTCAATCGTATGCTTGAAAGGTACGAACACTAATACCTTTTTACTAGACTCGTCTATTACTTCTCGGAGTACTTTGTATCGGGGGGATATGTCGAACTCAAGGGAGTCTCCACCATCGGTGTACACCGCACCTGCGGATATTTGCAGTAACTTGTTCATGTTAACTGCGGCATTGGCGGCGCTTATTTGTTCGCCTGCGGCCTGCATAACCATCTTGTTCTTTAATTCTTTGTAGTACTTTGTTTGTTGTCGGGTTAGGGGTACTTCCCTCTTTGTATACACCATGTCAGGTAGGTCTAAGCACTCGTCTTTGGTGAACCGTATGGCTGGTTGCAGTACTCTATGCACTGTAGCGGTGGCATTTTCTTTAGGTACCCACTTAAAGTTTGTTACCTTACGCATTACTTGGTCGCGGAACGAGCCAAAGAACCTAGGCACTCCGTTGGGATTAACTAGTTTAGCTATGCCATACGCATCGGTAGGGCTTTGGGCGGCTGGCGTACCTGTCATCATCCACAACCACGTACTTGGCTCCACTAACTTGTTCATGGTCTTCCATCGTTTAGTCTGTGGGTTCTTGTAGTGCGTAGCCTCGTCAACGATTATAAGGTCAAACCCTCCGTTGGCTACTGCGTCTGCTACGATCTCTACCCCGTCATAATTTATTATCACGTACTCAGCATCGCCTTCTATTATCTTAGCGCGTTTAGCTTTTGCTCCGTATGCCACGTCTACTTTTCGGTGCATAGCAAAACTGAATAAGTCGTTACGCCACGCGGAATCCATAATAGATAGGGGGCACACCACCAACACTCGACGTATTGCTCCCTGCTTCATAAGGTAGTCTGACGCCCATATAGCACTGGCAGTCTTACCTGTACCCTGCTCGTTAAAGCAAAAAGCCTTGCGGTTCAGTGTGAAAAAACTAGCTGTAGTCTTCTGATGATCAAACGGAGTGTACTTACCTGTCCAATCGTACTTAGATTCTATGGGGGATGGCGCATTGATATTCATGTTGCGTAGCACCTGTGTCTCTTCTAACCCCCAGTTAACAAGTACTTGATTGTTCGCTAACTCTCTGCTCTTTGGTATAACCGATGTAACCTTCGCGGGGTTACGTAGCGTAAGTAATAACGCCTTATCATCTACTATCTTCATTTATCGCTCCGATACGAAATAGCATGAAGTGGGTGTCCACGTCACGCGAAAAAGTTTAATGGCCCTGCTTCGTCCACAGATAGGGCTAGGTCTGCATTATGTAGGGACTAGCGATAAATATAATACTAACCCGTTAGACTACTCGATTTTATGTCGCTGATTCTTAATGCCATAAGGAGAGGCACGACATCATTTAATGACGCATCAAGCACGCGTCTCCCACACACCACACAAAATACTAACCTTTACTTAACTTACCACCAGCCGAGCGATTTTTCTTCTTACTCTGTACTGTAACTCCATCCTTATTGCTACCGCCCTTACTTAACGGCTTTTTATGGGCTACGTCTTTACCTTCACGCTTGTCAGCTTTACCATTCTTGTTGGCGTCTTTACCTTCTTTATCCATCTTACGTCTGGCGCGTTGGCGCTCCATACGTGCTTTATGTTCTTTACTCCCAACAGGAGGGTTCTTTTGTTTCTTCCGGTCTGCTTTGTTCTTGTACGGCATTAGTTTCTCCCGTTGTGTACGCACTCTGTAACAATACAGTGCCTACGACATAATCCACTCTGGTGTGCGTTCCACACATCGTTCTCAAAGGCTTGTTCCATACGGTTGTAGTCTGATAACCACTTCTCCCATAGCCTAGGCTCGTCCGGCTTGGAGTAGTCTTCCTTTATTAACTCACCACACACTACAAATAGTAGACCGCCCTTTACCTTTTCTAGCTTGGGGTACATCTTAAACATACTCATAGCCATCAGTTCTAACTGGCCTTTGTCTGCGTACCTAGTATTTTTACTTGTCTTGTAGTCTACCACATAAGCTGTTTTGGTGCGTTTGTTTAGAATTACTAAGTCGGCAATACCACGCCACCATACGTTGTCATCTCGGAATCCGCATGGCTCTAGGTTCTCAGTAAGCCCCATCTCCAACTCGCACAGCTTCTCGCCTTCTATGCCATTAAGTACATCAAGTACATCTTTACAGTAGTTGTACTTTTCGGGTAGCGGAGTGCCGTCTCTAATGTATTCCTCTGCGGCCAAGTGTACGGCAGTGCCATATAGCATGGCCTCTGTCTCTGGTTCCTTGTAGTCCTTCGCCACCTTGAGATGGTAGAACTTCTTAGGACACTGCTCGAACGACTTAATCTTTGAGAACGACCACGGGGTTATGCTCATTCTGGTTCCTTACCCTGTATAATATCTGCGGCTACTATCAACTCACTTATTAACACGTGTAGCATGTCCGTAGTCATAGTAACTGTATTTCTATGTCTAGTAGTGCCTTCGGTCTCGCATTGTTCTATTAGCACGAGGTCTTCACCTTCAGAAGTTTCTCCTACTATTATAGTCAGGTAATCACCTTCTGTTTCTGAGTCGCTTAGAGTAACGTCTTTAGCGCGTCTGAACTCGTTAATGTCTGTTACCTTACCCATAGATAACCCCGGCAATCGTAGTAAACAAGAAAGTAAACGCCATCAAGTGAACAAGTTGCCACCTGTTGACCACCGTTGGCTCTCCCATATAGTCTTTAAAACGGTGACAGTAATCACTTACCCGCCCCCGAGATGATTTTTTTATGGCCTCGTCCGCAAATTTGTGCGCTTGCTTCATAGCTTTCTCTATATCAGTCATTCTGCCGCCTCCCCATATGATTTACCGTTAGCTGATTCGCACGTGATGGGCAAGCCTTCCGCCCACGTTGCAGTGCTACTCATACACTCTTCGATATAGCGTGTAGCTTCTTTTAGTTCTTGCTCTGGTACACAACATACCACGGAATCGTGTACAGTCAAAGCCACCTTATACCTTTTAGCAATCGCTAGCATCTGATCTCCTATGATACATCTAGCTAACGCTTGGCATATGTTCTCTGTTACTTTACCGCCATATATCCTAGTGTACCCGCGCCTAGTCTTGTACTTAAACTCTGGCCCACGCTCACCTTGTTCGTACTGTAAGTCGTCATAACGCATCTTTAGTCCAGACGGTAGTAGTATCCAACCATTACGCCCGTCAGCCCCGTATTTAACTATCTCATTAGGGCCGAGGCTACCAGAGTTACCCCGCGACATCTCCACCAGCATGTTCTGGCAGTCACGCCATAACGTGTTTATCTTCCAGTTAGCGTCTCGGTATATTCGGATTACCCTGCGTGCTTCCTCTACGTCCATACGAGTACCAAACGACTGTAGCTGATCTGCAAAACGCACTGCTCCCATGCCGTATCCTGCGCCCAAGATAGTAGTCTTACCTACAAAGCGTTGGGATTTCGTGACCGTTTCTTCTGGTATGTTATATATCTTAGACGCCATCTTAATGTACACGTCTTCCTCGTCGGCAAACGCTTGGACTAAATCATCCTGCCCTGCAAGCCACGCCAGTACACGCGCTTCGATCTGCGACGAGTCACAGTCAACCATCATGTACCCTTCGGGGGCAAGCATACTGTTCTTTAATTTCTTACCATTTACACCACGGCTAGGTAGATTCTGTATGTTGATCTTATCATCACCACCCCACCTACCAGTATGTGCCGCGTAGTATCGGATAGGTACCGGCATGAGGCCACGCTTGGCTATGCCTATAAACCTCTCAGTACGTGATTCTTCTAGCGTGCTCTTGATGCCCAGCCTAGATACAACTAATGCTTGTACACGCGAGTCGGGATGATTCTCCAACGCCTTGAATTGCTCGTCGTTCTTAGCAAACGCGAACGTCTCTTTGTTAGTGGTAAGACTTATCTTAGTAGGTGGTATGACACCTAGCCCCTCAAGCAATTCGGCAAACTTAGGGTTACTCATCAATTCTTTCTTGGTCACACCAGAAGACGTTATCAAGTCTTCCTTGATCTGTTTGGTATCTTCAAGGTGTTGTTCCAGTAACCCTAAATCCAACTCCAGTACAGGCTCTACGAACATACGCAGTGTACAGTCTATCAGTCGGAGTTCGTTCTTAGGGAACCCTCTACCCATAACATTAAACAGCTTATAGGTTAACTCTACATCGTTGATACAGTAGTCGCCATACTTATCTAACTCTGCATCGGTGAAGTCCAGTCTACGTTTACCTATCGCATCTAGTACTTCCGTCCCTTTAGTGCCGAGGCCATACCTCTGCGTAAGAGCATGGAGAGAACCGCCAACTTCGACACCATGTAAAGCACGAGCAATACAAAGAGTGTCAGCGAGGACGCGAGGATGAACATCAAATAGCCAACTAAGAATAGCGCCATCAAACAAAGTGTTATGGCACAAAAGTACAGACGCACCCCAATCGAAAGTATGTAAGTACTCCTTGAGTTCTTCGTGCGTACCACTAGCCCATTCTGTGTCATTGTTATTTACCTTAACGCTTACACCCACTACCTCAAAACGAGGGTCACGGATGTAGGCTTCTGTTGTCATCTTACGGAGAGAGAAGTCCTTGTCATAATACGTTTCAAAGTCAACCGTTATCAAATCCATCTCTCTCCTCCTCTATGTCCACTACTTCCATGTCTGCCTTGTGTTCGGCTTCGGTAATATGCTTGGGGGCTTCCTCATCCCCAAACACCTTATCCCAGTTGTCCCAGAACGTCTGCGCAGTAGGGCGCTGACGGCTACCCTTACTCATAGTCCATAACCTCTATTAACTTATTTAGGTACCACTGCGCTTTCTGTAAGTCCTCTAACGGCTTACCCTTCCGCTCGTACCTCCAAAGGTATTTCAGACAGGCACCCTTGCAGTACCCTTGGAATGCTTCGGCAGTCATGCTTGCTTGTATACCCTCAATGCATTCGACATTGCCGTAGGTATAGTGGTTGGGGTGATTGACCATATCATCGGACGTGCCGTCCATAGCCGTGCCCCAATACTCTAGCCCAGTCTTCTCTATAGCAGGTGCTTGCGTACGTAATCTATCCCAGTCTTGCGGGGTTGCATCGTTAATACTCATTCACTTGACTCCTCTTCCCCTATAAAGTATTCAGCTATGTGTGCTTGTGTCATACTATCCTCCAAGGATTTGTTTAATATCATTCATGTTGTCTTCGTTGATTACGTACGCAATACCATGCGCCTCGCCTATTTGTCTCAGGTTCATTTCCTGTAAAGCTGTTGGCTTGTTCTTGCCCGCCTTACATTCAATCCCAAAGAACTTACCTCTATAACAACCTACTATGTCAGGTACTCCGCTCTTACCGTATCCCCCAGTAGCAGGGAAAAAGTAGTAGCACCCTAACTCTTTCAGTTGTTTGACAATCTTTAGCTTGACCTTCCCTTCTGGCGTCATCGCCATAACCCTCTCCTTTTCGTCGGGAACTGGCTTCAGTCCCTCGTTAT